AAATTGTTCATCTTCCAACCTTGCCAATAAGATCATTGCTTCCGGTAGATTAAAAGCAAAGCCATTCTTTTCCTGGTGATCAACAATAAGTCTTACTTTTCTTTCAAGTTCATACGGTCTGGAAGGAAATCTCTCACCTTCTTCAAGCAAAGTAGAAGCAACCTTCCCAGTGAGTTCTGCATCACGCCTACAATACTGTAGCATTTCTTTAGTGAATACTGTGAAATCCTTATGCTCCCCTTTCAAAAACTTTAATTTCTTTCCCCAGGATTCAAGAGAATGACCACCCTCTCTAATAGGATTAAACAACTGCGACTCTAATAGAGTATCCCTTATCTGGGTAGCTCTTATTGCAGACCCTGTAAATTTATTTAAAAGAGGGGCATCAAAACTAATTCCATTATGCATAATAAACTTATTTATTTTCTTTGACCATTCCCCGAAATCCGCACACTGCTCCTTGATCCATACTTTTTCCTTTCCAGAATCTTCTTCTCTTGCTACAATACAATGTATCTTGGTTGTGTCACCAAGACCATTTGTTTCAATATCAACTATCGCTGTTGTCATAGGTCATATCCACTTGGTAAATTAAATCAGTACGAACATGAAAAAACTTTTCTCCTTTTGCTATATTTTTATTGTATGCTTCCTTGACTTCAGATTCAAGAAGCACATCTCCTGGAACATGCCATGCTCTTTTGAAGTCTCCTCTGAAAACAACAAAGGTTAAGTCAGCATTTCTAAAATCTTTCTGCCATTTATCCAGCAGTCTTTTCTTTCTGTAGGGAATGCGTAATTCTTTCCAACTCTCAGGCCAATCTCCTTTCCATCCCCACTTGACTTCAACTTCATAGAAGTGATTGCTGGAACTACTATCAAGATACCCTCTAATATCGAAGCCAAAGTTCTCTTTTGAATCAGTGATAAGATCAGGTATATTATGACCCAACCAACCCAGCATTTGTTTCTTTGCTGGCGTATCTGCTTTGTCATACTCATCTTTACTGAAGGGTTTTCTTACCATTTTCTAACTCCTTTGTTATTTTTTCATAGTGTTTTGCTACTGCCATAACTTGATTTACTGTAGCATCAGACATTATTCTATTAGCTAAAGCAGATACAACTTGTACATTTCCTTTTATGTACCCCAGTTCAGGAATAATTCTATCTAAAGTTGGAGAGTGATCTGTTACACAAAAATCTCCTTTCTTCATAGTAATTCCTAAAGCTGGGCATTTGTTATCTTCAGGCCATATTTCTCTAAGATATTCTGTACTAAGATTAAAAGGAAGGTTCTTCTGTTTAGCTCTTACTTTACTTGTGCAACACATCCAGTGTTCTTTATTTTCTAAACGGTATTGTTTAGTATGTTTAAGTATTTTTTCTTTATTTTCTTGATAGTATTTTTTATTTCGTTCCATCTGTTTTTCTTTATTTTCTAAACGGTATTTTTTATAATACTCAGTTCGTTTTTCTTTATTTTCTTGATAGTATTTTTTATAATACTCAGTTCGTTTTTCTGGATCTTTATGAGGCATCATCATTCTCCATAAAAGGATTATCAATCTGGGTCATCCTACCAGTATTTTTATCATAGAAAAGATAACACGCCACACCAGTGTCTCCAGTGTATCTGTTCTTGAGTATTCTTATTGTGGTTGTATTAGCTTCAGTTTCATCTTCAGCCTGTTGGTTTCTTTCCAGGGCTATGACACTATCAGATAGGTGCGCTATGCTGGCCGATCCTCTCAGGTGAGAGAGGGATACTTCCTTGCCATCCTCATGACCCCTATCACCTGATGGTCTGCGTAGGTGTGAAACAAGTAACAAGCCAACGCCAGTTTCTTCCACCAGAGATCTTAACTTGGTCATAAGAACATCAATAGACTTTCTTTCATCCCCAAACTCTTCATTCCCTGACACCAGTATAGAGAGATGATCTAGGAAAATCCACTTACAATCTCTAGCTTTAGCCATGTACCTAACACGATCCAATATCTCATCGTTAGAAATTGAACCAAAGTGATCAAAGGCAAGGAACCTGCCAGAGCCAACGGTCTTATCCCGCCATTCTATTAGCTGTTTTCTGGTGTATTCTTCTCGTACTTCTCTGATATAAAGTCTGGCATTGGCCTCGACACTCATAATATTAAAGGCTGTGTTCCTGGTGTTCTCTTCCATACATAACACACCAATGTTATCCTTAGTACTGTTCATGATATGATGCATAAGTTCTCTAATAATACTTGACTTGCCCATACCGGCACCGCTGGTAAAGCAGACTAGTTCCCCAGTTCTAATACCATAGGTTTTATCATTCATTTTAGGCCAGGGATAAAGACAAGTCTCACAATAGTCTTCTTCAAACAATGCATCACCAAGGTCAGCTAGATTGATAATACCGGCAGGTGTATATGGTTTAGCATTCCACCATTCCTGCATAAACTTCTCACGTTTACCAACCTTTAGATACTCGTTTGGATCTTTAAGTTCTAGAGTTAAGATTTTACATTTGTTGGGTTCAAAGATTTGAGCTACTGCTTGTGCCGCCTTCCTGCCTGGGTCATCGTTGTCAAAGCACAGAACTACGGTTTCAAATTGGTTAAGATAGTTAAAGGCTTTCTTACAGTTCTCAACTGCTGATGCGGCACCGTTCTTAATTGAAACAGTAGGGTACTTGCCATTCATCTGATAGACAGACATAGCATCAATCCCACCCTCACAGACTGTAACATATTTGCCACCACCAGAAAATATATTTTCACCAAATAAAACAGAGCCGCTTACATTCCCTTCAGACCAGAATTTTTTACCTTGCACTTCTCTGATTTTATTAGCAACATGATTGCCGTTGTTGTCAAAATATTTATAGATGTGATGGGTAATTGTACTGCCAGATTTTGTTACTTCAACATTAAATGTTTTAATGGTTTCACGTTCTATGTGCCGATCACTAATGGCAGACACCTCACCGCTTGTTTTTAATAATCCAGAACTTTTTGTATTAGTCATTGGTACCACCTTTGAATTATTATTAAAATTTGTTTCGCAACTAAAACAATAGGAGTGACCATCATCATACAAGGCATGGGCATCACTTGAGGTACAGCTAGGACATGGCCCCTTTGATATACATTTAGTATCACTCATTAAAATCTCCTTTCGGTGATGTTGTCCACGGCCCAACATCTTGGCCTTAATATACTATTTAGTTAGTTCGTAGAACTCACTAACTAAATAGTATTTTAGTGTTTTGGATTGCCAACATTTTTAATTTTTTGAATTTCATAAAGACTTTTAGGGTCGTTAGAGATGGAACCTGTGTGTCTCAAATGATTTGCTAACTGGGTTCGCCAAGCCACCTCTTCCTCCGCTTCCTTTCTGGTTTTAAAATCTTCTATAATAATATTTGACAGTTTCTTTTTTAGAATAACTCTCCATCTAGACATCACTATAAGTCTCCTCCCACAGGTTGTTTACAAAATCTTCTTTGTCTAACATAATTTCATCAACCTCTCTCTTGGCTAACGATTTAGCCTCTCTGGGGTCATAACCTTCCTGAAGATATTGTTTTAATAAAAAATTAAAAGCCTGTCTCCGTTCCTTTCTCCACAAATTACTAGTCATTTTCAACCCATCCTTGATTTGCTTTTCTATAATCAAATTCAGATAATTTTTCTTTTAGTTTTTTATTTTCATCCCTTTCCTTTTCTAATTGTTGTTTTAAAATTTCAATATGTTTATGTAATCTTTCTTCTATAGTTTGTTTCATATTATACCCCAAAAATTAACGTGAGTCAACGTAAAATAAATGCCTACCCTTCTGCGTGATTAACTTAAATTGTTTTTTCATAGACCACATGGGTCTAACATAGGATGCATGGTAGTGAGTTGCCTTATTCAGAGATGCAATAGCAGCCCCGTCCCAAAGCATTTCTGCCAGTAGTATTATTCTAAAAAGAGATTTAATATTTTTATATTTTTCTGTCTTACCATCACACCAATAGGAAAATTGGCATTTATTTCTGATAGGATTAGTCTTCCAGTAATACCCCTGATGGACTACCCTACAAATTGTATTGGGAAATCTTTTATGCTTTACTCTGTTTAAAATTATAGTACCGACCGCTAATACACCAATATCATTTTCAGATCTTGCCTCATGATATAATGCTTCAACCAAGCACTCAAACTCGTTTGCATTAGTAGGTCTAGTAAATAAAAAGATACTTACAATTACTAATAAATATTTCAATGTACCCTCGCAATTATTATGTCTGAATTAAATAATGATAGCGGATGGATATCTATAGATTCCAGATAATGGTGCGCCTCTTGTTTAGTTTTAAAAGTTTTTACTTTGTGGCCGTTATCGTCAGGCAAAATATCTATACTAAAGATATCCATTGGGTCTTCGATATGAGCAATTACAAAAACCACAGCCAGAACCCCCCAAATAAACTTAATAATATTAACAATATATCCATTATCAGTATCCTTT